TTGAGAGAACAAAAGCATGAACAGCAAGATTGATCGCAGAGTCGAGAGATTCAGCACACCTATAGTAACAGTTATATTTTTCTACACAATGGTATTGGCACTGATACCACTAGTATAAGTAGTATTGAATGGAGGGGCAGTCTATGTCCCTCAAACCTTTAAGGAATTTGTAATGAACCTCATATACCAGTACTGGGATGGCCCAGTTAGAGAATCCTGCCAAGCAGGTGTTAATGCAATGAAGAAGTATGCCAAGTCTATTGGTGCTGAGTACCTCTTCGAAGAGAATCCCAATTGGTTGCGTTCCACTTTCAAGTACGACTTCGGTAACTACTCCCCTCACTACGGTGCATTCAAACCAGTCTATGACGAGTCCTTCGACAAGTATGATAAGATCATGTTTGTGGATACGGACGTATTTCCTGTGGATGGTCTAAAAGAAAACATCTTTGATGAGTTCACTGGTGAGATTGGTATCTGCACAGAACCCGAACAGTCTCGTATCCGTACCATTACTCGTGGACGTATCACACATGATACGGACGAACGATGGGGCGAGATGCTGAAGAATATGTTCAACACACAAGTACCTCGTGATCGGTATGGTATTATCGCATACAACACTGGAGTTGTCTTGTATTCAAAAGAAGGACGAGTCAAGGCACGAGAGAAGTTTCAAGACTTCAAACAATATGTCGATACTGTAAGACGTATGGGATTGGATAGTTTCTATACTTGTGACCAACCTTACCTTCATGCCCAGATGTTTATCCATGATATGGATGTACAGGATATGGACAATGGATGGAACTCCTATGTACACTATGCTAAGATCAAGGGTAACCCTGAACTAGACTTGTGTGACTGGAGAACCAAAGATACTAAGATGGTACACGTTCAGTTGATGGGTGCTGATAGTAAAGATACAGCATGGCATTGGAACATAGTCAATATGCCTCAGAATATGTGGAACCTAGATTAGTGATAGCATACCAGATTGTAATCAAGGGAAATGAAATCTCCGAGGCATATGCCAAGATCTCTCTAGAGTCGTTTCAACCTCTCCTAGACGCAGGTGTTATTTCTGAAATAAGAACCTTTGATGCGATAACCCCTGAGTCTGATAACTACCAAGAACACTTGGATAGGTACACTTGGGCAAAGTCACTTATGAGAGCAGATGTTCTGAGTGAAAACACCAAGGAGATGCATTCCCCCACAGAGATGGCAGGGATGTGTTCTCATTGGGAACTTATGCGTATGGCAAGCGAGGCAGACGAAGACTTCCTTGTACTAGAACACGACTCATACTTCAATGGGAATGTAGGACAGTTTAGACAACTATGCGATATGGATGTTCTCTATCGCAACATAGGATTGTTCATGGGGTGTTATAGTCTAGAGAGTAAAACCGCAGGGTGGATGTATAACGCATTGACTAATGCTGAGTTTCCTATCAACTGTGGCCCGTACTGTACTCTTCAGAGATTGTTTGCCACATACACAACTAATGTGTTGAAACCTCAAAACTACCGAGGACGTGCTACTACTGTCATCCATCCTTGGTCGAGTTGTACCACTCTATACTTTGGTCGTAACGTACAGAGACCATTCAATAAACCAGATAAGAACGAAGACACTAACGAGTGGAGACTACCAAGCACTCAGGTGGTGTCTAAGTCTATGAAGGTTACCCAAGACCATCATGGTTACAAAGAAGGATATATAGAAGAACCTTGGACTAAGAACAAGAATCTCTTAGTTATTGAATAAAGTACTTGCATTATCAGATTACCTATGGTATAATGGTACCCTATTGAGCAATAGAGTTATATTATGAAGTACAAAGATCTAAAGACTCCTCTGAGATATCCCGGTGGTAAGACTCGTGCAATCAAGTTTCTATTTGACGAGCAACAGATGCCTACTCGCGAGATCAAAGAATACCGTGAACCATTCCTTGGGGGTGGTTCTCCTGCCATCGCCTTCTCCAAAGCAAACCCAGACACACCAGTGTGGGTCAACGACAAGTACTACAACCTGTACTGCTTCTGGATTACCTTACAGAAAGAAGGTCAGAGACTTGCAGACAAGTTAACTGATGTTAAGAACGAGTTGATGGATACCGAAGATCCCCTTCAGTCTCACCTTGGTTACTATAAGGTTATGCGTGAAGGTCTTGCCACAGCAACAGATCCATTCGAGATCGCGTGGATGTTCTATATTATGAATAGGTGTTCGTTCTCTGGTCTAGGTGAGTCTACTGGTTCGTTCAGTAAACTTGCGTGTTTCGATAAGTTCAAGCACAGTATGATCAGCAAACTACCAATGTATGCCGCTATAATGAAGAACTGGAAGATCACCAACCTAGACTATGCTGAAGTACTAGAGGGTGCCGACCAAGATACATTCATCTTCGCAGATCCTCCATATGATATCAAGTCATTTATCTATGGCAATGGTGGAGATATGCACGACTCTTTCTGTCACAAAAGATTCCATGATGATATGACCGCATCTGGTGGAATGACTATGATTACCTACAACAGTAACGATCAACTTAAAGAGGCATATTGTGAGTGGGATCAACTTGACTGGGACTTGACCTATAGTATGAACTCAACTGCTAAGTACGTTAAGGAACAAGCAAAGCGCAAAGAACTTCTGCTTCGCAACTACTCCTATCCTAACGCCATTACCTTGGATGGATTCTTTAGTTGACAAGACCTCTGCTTCGTGGTATAATACCTACATATAACATCAAACACCGAGCGAGAATATGACAGAATTTTATACATCCGTGAATCGTGCAGGTAACTCTATCCTGTACCGTGGATACAAAGACGGCAAGTCCGTCAAGGTGAAAGTACCTTTCAAACCCACAATGTATGTTACCTCCCAGACCGCACCTAAGTCTGGGTGGACTGCATTGGATGGCACACCTGTAGAACCAGTGACCTTCGACACCATGAAGGAAGCAACCGAGTTCAACAAGATGTACGATAACATTGCCAACTTCAAGGTCTATGGTAATGCCAACTATCAAGCACAGTTCATTGCCGAGGTCTTTCCTAACAAGGTTCCTTATGATGTTTCCCTAATCAAGACTTGCACCATCGATATCGAGGTGGCATCCGATGAAGGATTCCCCGAACCTCGCGAAGCAAAGTATCCTGTCATCTCTATTGCTATGTCAACCAACGATGGTGACTACTTCGTATGGGGACTCAATGACTATACAGTCACACGCGATGATGTTGTTTTCATTAAATGTTCCTCCGAAGAAGATCTACTGATGAAGTGGATAGACCACTGGCAACACCATTACCCAGATGTCATCACTGGTTGGAACAGTATGGGATTCGATATACCTTATATGGTCAATCGTATCAGATCTAAGTTCGGTGAGACTACGGTCAAGCGTCTGTCTCCGTGGGGCATGATTGGCGAACGCAACCATACTAACTTCGGTCAACCGACCCAGACTTATATCCTCAACGGTATCGAGCATCTTGATTACATGGAGATATACAAGAAGTTCACCTACAAGTTGCAGGAGTCTTACCGTCTTGACCACATTGCCTTTGTGGAACTTGGTGAGAACAAACTCTCCTATGAAGAGCATGGCAACCTCCATACTCTGTACAAAGAAGACTACCAGAAGTTCATCGACTACAACATCAAAGATGTGGAGTTGGTTGAGAACCTCGACAAGAAGTTAGATCTGATCTCCCTAGTGTTGACTATGGCATATCGTGGCGGTTGTAACTTTACCGAGACGTTAGGTACCGTGGCAATCTGGGACTCGATCATCTTCCGTCTGCTGAACAAGCGGAAGGTTGCCGTACCCCCGAAGGTAGAGAAACCCAAGACCTCATTTCCCGGTGGTTATGTTAAAGAACCACAGGTTGGATCTCACGACTGGGTAACATCCTTTGACTTGAACTCTCTGTATCCTATGATCATTGTCCAGAACAATATGTCACCCGAAACTGTGATCGATGGTATCGAGCATGGCGTGTCCGTGGATAGTTTCCTTGATGGAGACACCAAGGTTAATAAGGGTGGTTACTGTTTGGCACCGACTGGTGTTAGGTTCGCCCATGATAAGGTTGGTGTGATCCCGACTATCATTAGCGAGTACTATGCCGAGCGTAGATTGATCAAGCAAGAGATGCTCAAGACCGAGCAGTTGCACCAAGACAATCCTAGCAAGGAACTTGAGTACAAGATCACGTCCCTCAACAACCAACAGATGGCAATCAAGATTCTTATGAACTCCCTCTATGGTGCGTTGGGTAACCGATGGTTCCGTTACTTTGATCAACGTGTTGCCGAGTCTATTACACTCGCAGGTCAGTTGGCAATCAAGTGGGCAGAACGTGCCGTCAACAACGAGATGCAGAAACTTCTCAAGACAGACGAGGACTACGTTGTCGCGATTGATACTGACTCCGTGTATATCCGTATGGGTGCATTGGTTGATCAGTTCGCCCCCAAGGATCCAGTCAAGTTCCTAGACAAGATCTGCTCCGAACACTTCGAGAAGATCCTCGTGTCTGCATACTCTGATATGGCAGATGTGACTGGTGCTTACGTCAACCGCATGGAGATGGGTCGAGAGGTTATTGCCTCGCGTGGTATCTGGACTGCAAAGAAACGTTACATCTTATCCGTCCACAATAACGAGGGTGTCCAGTACGCAGAACCCAAACTCAAGATGATGGGTATCGAAGCAATCAAGTCTTCGACTCCTATGGTCTGCCGCGACAACTTCAAGGATATCTTCAAGTTGATCATCGAAGGATCCGAACTCGACATCCAGAACTTTATCAAGGACTTCAGGTCTAGGTTCCGACAGTTGCCGCCCGAAGACGTATCGTTCCCTCGTGGTATCAATGATATCAAGAAGTGGTATGACCGCAAGACTGTGTTCAAGAAGTCTACCCCGATCCATTGTCGAGGTGCGTTGTTCTTCAACAAGGCAATCAAAGACGCAGGTTTAGATAAGAAGTACGAACCTATCAAGAATGGCGAGAAGATCAAGTTCGCGTACATGAAGATGCCCAACCCGATGAAGTCTAACGTGTTCGCATTCCCTATGCGACTGCCACCTGAGTTAGGTATGCACAAGTATGTTGACTATGACTTTATGTTCGACAAGACATTCCTTGATCCATTGACCCCTATCCTAGATGCCGTTGGATGGGATGCCGAACCGCAAGCATCACTAGAGGAGTTCTTCGGATAATGTTTAGATGGTCATCCGAACAGACTTGTGAAGTCAGTGAGACTGCGGTCATGTTAGATATAATGATGAAGGGGTGGATATGCTCTAAGTGGTCTCGTGACTCTATTGTGGATATTGTGATAGACAAGGGAAATTCTGTCTATGAGTCTTTGCAAGTAAAGTCCTTTACAGGTAATACTATACCTACTATTACTCGTAACGAACCTAATGGTAAACGTGCTACCTCTCTATATAAAGATCATGGTGTTACTTGGATTGCAGGGTACAAGAAAGATACCCATGAGATATATTATTATCATATCGATAACTATAGTAAGTTAAAAGACGGCAAACCTATCAACATAAAGAAGATGTCCCAAGATGTTTTCCCGACCCATGAACCACCTATGCACAACGAATCAACGAGAAATAAGAAGGTCGTTATCGACCAAGGATTGGGGGAGTTCTTCGGATGAGAACGTATACAAAGTCGTATAAAGTACCAAAGTCAGGAAACTTTGAAGACAATAAACACGTTATTAAAGGTAAAGGAAACAAGATAACATTCGGATCTAAAAGAAAGACTCCATTATCCGAGATGGAGACTCGCTCCACAAACAAGTGGGATAGCATGGTAGATAGATGGATAGAAGATAATGAGTAAACACAACACTTACGATAGTATGAAGACACCAGATTTGTCCAGTCAAGACAAGAAAGCAATGAAGTCTCTAGATTCACAATGGTTAGAAACTAAAGCACATAGAGATCACTGGGAAGGTGTTGTGAAGAGATATAAGGATAGAGGGCAGCCTGATTTCTTAATAGAACACGCAGAACGTATAGCAAAACTCACCCATTGGGAATATCGGTTAGAGTGTAATGAAAATACACGACTATGGGAAGAAGAGAGGGACGAGTATGTTAGAGGAAATCCTATGAAGGAATCCGTGGTAGAGGAATTATATCGCAGATTCGATAAGATTATGGACGAATTCTGTGAAGAGAGTGACTCCGCATTGTGCTATGGTAGTAGTGTTCTTTGGTTAAGGGAATTACACCCTTTAGATATTATGAATAATAGTGATCTGGCGTTTGTGTATACTCCACTTATAAACTCACTTCACGGACAGTTCTTGAAGAAGCACGGAAAATGATAACCCTTGACAAGGGCACACTTAGTGTGTTATAATAGTACCTATGATTAAATACGAACTAACAATATTTCAGTCTCAGTTTGACAACAAGACTCATCGCAAGGTTGCTGTACAATCTTGGGGTGAGTTCGTGGGTCTGCTAGAAGGACTGTCTAGGAACAAAGGTGAGAAAGGTGGTAGAAATTCTAGTCCTCTTATTACTCCTGCTGTGTTTACCACTGGTACCACGCGTAGTAATGCTAATACTTTACGTTGGGGTGGTTGGTGCGCTGTTGACGTGGATCAGCATGATTTTGATACTGATGTTGAGGTATTAAAGAATGAACTCATTGATAGATTTCGCGATGTGGACTTCGTGTGTTACAGTACTGCTTCTTCTAGGGATACACACCTTAAATTTCGTCTGGTCTTCAGACTTGATGAGACTGTTGAAACTGATAGAATCAAACCCTTCTGGTTCGCATTTAATACTGCCATTGGCGAACTTGGTGATCCACAGACAAAGGATCTTGCTCGAATGTACTACATACCTGCAATATACCCTGATGCTAATAATTTCTTCTTTAGTCACTTGGGGGGCAATCCAGTTAATGTATCTGAGGTGATTGCTAAGTATCCTTATGTGGAGAAGACTGGCAACTCATTCTTTGATCGGATGCCACCAGAGATGCAGAAGCAGGTAATAGAGCATCGTAAGAATGGACTAAATAATACTGACTTCAATTGGAACTCATACAGAGATTGTCCATTCTGGCCTAAACGATTAGGCATTGAGTACCAAACGATTAGCGGTGAGGGATGGTACTATAAGATGTATCAGATCATGGTCGCGGTTGCAGGTAGTGCGGTGTCTCGTGGATACCCTATCTCTGCTACACAGATTGCTGATCTCTGCAAAGAGTTTGACAATGAAACAGGTAAGTGGTACGAGAATCGTCCTCTCGCAAGAGAAGCAGATCGTGCCCTAGAATACGTCTACAGGAACGGATAATGAAAATACTAGTAACAGGTGCGGCAGGATTTATTGGATCACAATTGACCGCACGTCTTCGTGATCAAGGTTATACAGTCAAAGGATTAGACAACTACAACAACCATCTATACGAACCAGACCTCAAAGTCAAACGTGTTGATCACTTCGATATCGATGTGGTGCCATGTGACTTGAGGATGATTCCCGGTTCGGGGATTGCTCTGGATAAGTTGTTGATAGACTTTGCACCTACTCATATCATTCACCTTGGGGCACACGCAGGTGTTCGTGACTCGTTCGGTAAAGAGAAGCAGTACCACGCGAACAACATTGATGCTACCCAAAACCTCATTGATATATGTAAGGAACATTTACCAGACGTGCGTATCATCTATGCGTCAACCTCATGTGTCTATGCAGGTAGTGAACTACCGTGGACAGAGGGTAGGGAGACAGGTAAGCAGTTGAACCCATATGGTTGGACTAAGTGGTCTAACGAATGTCAGATGCAGGGATCAGGACTCAATACAACTGGTCTAAGATTCTTCACAGTGTATGGCCCTTGGGGCAGACCCGACATGGCATTGTTTGACTTCACAAAGAATATACTTGCAGGTAACATGATAACCGTGTATAATTATGGTAATATGAGGCGCGACTTTACCTACATTGATGATATCCTTGGTGGTATTGAATGCGTTCTATTTGCTGATTTACCGGCAGGTGAGATCTTTAACATTGGACGAGGACAACCAGTTGAACTTATGGACTTCGTTAGAGAGATCGAGAAGAACACTGGATGCGAAGCAAAGATCAATTATGTTCCACAACATCCTGCTGATACGTTAGAGACTTGGAGTAACTCCAGTAAACTAATGGCACTAGGTTACACCCCCACGACTAGCATTGCGGAAGGTGTGGCAAACTTTTATGAATGGTATAAAGAGTACATGAACTAATGGCAGATGATTTTGATAAGTACGCACCTGTTAAACCAGATGTGAATGAAGCACCACCAACATCGATCAGCAAGACCAACAAACTCAAGGTGGGTATTGTTGGTCATGGTTTCGTTGGTAAGGCAGTAGAGTATGCATTCTACCACGACTTGATAGAGTTCGTTATTGTAGATCCAAACTATGGCACGACTATTGATGACTTGGTTAAGGCACAACCTACCATCTCATTCATCACCGCACCAACACCACAGAACTCCGACACTGGATTCGTGGATGCGTCTATCGTAGAAGATGCGGTACTGAAGTTGATGAACCATACTGACTCACTTGTTATTGTGAAATCAACAGTAACACCTGATATCATTGATCGGTTGTACAACTCTATACCCGAAGGATCCTTTGATAGGTTCGCATACAATCCTGAGTTCCTGACTGAGAAGTCTGCCAACGAAGACTTTGTTAATGCCGAACATCATGTGGTTGGTGGAACACCTGCCGCGTGTAAGGATGTCATGGACTTCTATGAGTTCTTCAGTGGATGTAAGTCTACAAAGTTCTACCAGATGTCAGGGCCAGAGGCATCGTTCGTGAAGTACGCGTCCAATGCATACCTCGCAACCAAGTTGACCTTCTTCAATCAGTTGAAGGATCTGGTCAGTTCATTTGATTGTAGTTACAATGTGGTGTCTCGTGCATTAGGTGCGGATGATCGTATCGGTATCAAGCACACCAGAGTACCGGGCCCTGATAAGAAGAAGGGGTTTGGTGGTGCGTGTCTACCCAAAGACACAATGGCATTATACAAGTTTAGTCAGGCAAGAGGGGCAGAGTTCAGTTTGTTAAATAATGTCTTGACAATCAACAACAAATACCGTATAATGTATGACTTAGATGATAGAGAATTAGTAAATAATATAACGTTCGGAGAGAATGATAATGAGTATAATGGACAAAATGAAGAAGAACAGCAAGATCAAGACAACGGAAGTACTGTCGAAGTCGGTGTTCTATAACGAGAAAGATCATGTAAAGACTGATACCCACATGGTAAATGTGGCACTCAGTGGATCTATGGACGGAGGTATTACTCCGGGAATGACGGTTCTAGCAGGCCCTAGTAAACACTTTAAAACATCGTTCGCATTGCTTATGGCAGGTGCGTACCTAAAGGAGTACAAAGATGCGATTATTCTATTCTACGATAGTGAGTTCGGTTCACCCCAGTCTTATTTCGAGCAGTTTGGAATTGACCCTGATAGGGTTCTTCACACTCCTATTGCTAATATAGAAGAGTTGAAGTTTGACCTTGTGTCGCAGTTAGAGAACATCGAACGTAAAGACAACGTGATCATTGTAATCGATTCTATCGGTAACCTTGCATCTAAGAAAGAACTAGACGATACTCTCGCAGAGAAAGGTGTGGCAGATATGTCTCGTGCCAAGTCTCTCAAGAGTCTGTTCCGTATGACTACACCATACTTGACCATGAAGAACATTCCTCTTGTTGCAGTCAACCATACCTACAAAGAGATCGGTCTGTTCCCTAAAGACATCGTGGGTGGTGGTACTGGTATTACATACAGTGCGGATAACATTTGGATCATTGGTCGTAGACAGACTAAGACTGGTACCGAGGTTACAGGGTATGACTTTATCATCAACGTAGAGAAGTCTCGTTATGTTAAAGAGAAGTCCAAGATCCCAATCTCTGTCTCATGGGACGGTGGTGTTGAGAAGAACTCTGGTCTACTAGAGGTTGCACTTGCAGGTGGATATGTTATCAAACCAAGTAATGGTTGGTATAGTCGATGTCACGGCACCGAAGCAGAAGATCAGAAGTTCCGTACCAAGGCAACTCTGACCGATGAGTTCTGGGCACCTATCTTCGAAGAGAGCGACTTCAAAGAATTTGTTCGAAAACAATATCAAATAGGGTTGCCAACCCAGTTAGATTGTGATATAATAGTGGATAGTAACAATGATTAATGTAGACAAGGTATCAGAAGATATACATTATGAATTGATACCAGTTGAGTATGTTGATAACGATGCCGCGTGGGATGTAAGAATCCTGCGTGGTGAGTTCACCGAGACCGTGATACGGTTTGGAACTATCTCGTTTGATGGTGAGAGTGAGAACTTGAGGTTTGACTTCAGGGTTGTTGATTCACCGAGTGATGCCACCTCCGAGGTTGTAGAGTTACAGGAGTTCGCGGCAGACATACTGGAAGATATAATTGAGAATGGCATTCGTGATGGCAAGGTAGTCACACGAGACAGAGATAATGGAGAACAAATTGCAAGAGATACATCTGGAACAAACGATACTGAGGAACTTACTGACTAATGATGAGTACGCGAGGAAGGTTGCCGCTTTCCTCGATACTGATTACTTTGAAGGTGTCTACAAAGGACTCTTCTCTGAGTTCACTAAGTTCATTGCTAAGTACAACAAACTTCCTACTATGGAAGCATTTAAGATTGAGGTCGATGAAGGTGATCGACTCAACGATGAACAATACCGCCATGCCATTGAGATCCTTCCTAACATCTTTGAGAATAAGGAAGAGAATCTTGAGTGGTTGCTCGAACGTACCGAGAAGTGGTGTCAAGACCGTGCGGTCTATAACTCTATCATGGAATCTATTCAGATCATTGATGGTAAGCACCAGACTCTATCCAAGAATGCCATACCTGAGATCCTAAGTAAAGCACTAGGTGTTACCTTTGATACTAACATTGGTCACGACTACCTAGAGAACATTGACGAACGATGGGATTACTACACACGAGACGAAGAACACATACCGTTCGATCTGGATATGTTCAATCAGATCACCAAGGGTGGTTTGGTCAAGAAGTCTCTGAACATTGCACTGGCAGGTACAGGTGTTGGTAAGTCTCTGTTCATGTGTCACTGTGCCGCAGGTAACCTATCTATGGGTAAGAACGTACTCTATATCACTATGGAGATGTCCGAAGAGAAGGTCGCAGAACGTATTGATGCTAACTTACTTAATGTTGCAATCGATCAGTTAGAGAACCTGTCCAAGAATGTGTTTACTTCTAAGGTTCAGGCAGTTGCCAAGAAGACCCAAGGTAAGTTGATCATTAAAGAATACCCGACTGGTCAGGCAAACGCGTCTCACTTCCGTGCGCTATTGAATGAGATGAAGTTGAAGAAGAACTTTATACCAGACGTGATATATATTGATTACCTGAACATATGTTCGTCTGCAAGGATGAAAGCAATGGGTGGTGCTATCAACTCTTATACATACATTAAGAGTATNGCNGAAGAGATCCGTGGTCTGGCAGTAGAGTTTAATCTACCGATCATGTCTGCNACTCAGACNACTCGTGGTGGTTATGGTAATGATGATGTTGGTCTAGAGGATACTTCCGAATCGTTTGGTCTACCTGCAACGGCAGATCTAATGTTCGCACTGATATCTAATGAAGAACTGGCAAACAACAATCAGATCCTTGTTAAACAGTTGAAGAATCGTTACAATGATGCGACTGGTATTAATCAGAGATTTGTTGTGGGTGTTGATCGTAACAAGATGCGTCTATATGATGTTGACCAGAACGACAACCCTATGAACAGAGAAGAGGATACTGGCCCGGTCTTCGATAATAGTAACTCAGGACAACGTATGAACGCAGAGAATAGATTTGGGGACTTTAAGTTATGAGTCCAGAATACCAGACATTACTAACCCTTGCTTG